AACGGTAGTGCCTCACCCTTCCAAGGTGATGATGTCGGTTCGAACCCGACTGGCCGCTCCAAGTTCAGCGTGGCGTAGAGCAGCCTGGTAGCTCGTCTGGCTCATAACCAGAAGGTCGCGGGTTCGAATCCCGCCGCCGCAACCAATGCCGAGCGAAAGCGGCTGAGATGATCCGGACGCCCGGAGATAGGGCCAAGGGGATTGACCGTGAGTAGGGCGTAGGGATGGCGCGCCGACGCCCTGACGCAGCAATAGGCGAAGGACATCGGGAAGGACGGCCGGTTACGGGTGTCCTAAGACGGCGAAAGCCCGCGCCTTCCCGACCACATGGAGCACTCTCGATGCAGGCACAGGCACGCCAGCTTGAGCGTCTCGCGTCTGACCTGCATGCCGTGGCATTCGACTTCGCCGAACCAGCCCGGTGCATTCGCGAGAGTGAGCGGCGCATCAGTGAGGTTGAGCGCATCGTCGCTGCTGCGCGAGCAGTGGTGCGCGGCAATGGCTGAACGGCTTCGTGGACGTGCTGGCCAAGTGCAGAGGCGACGCCGGCTTGCCGCCGAGCCGCTATGTCGGCGGTGCAAAGAGCGCGGCCGCACTGTAGAGGCCACAGTGCCTGACCACATCAAGCCTCTGGCGCTCGGCGGCACCGATGACGACGACAATATCCGCTGCCTGTGCGGCCCATGTCACGACGAGGTGACTGCCGAGCAGTTCGGCCATCGCCAGGTGGCCGAGATCGGCGCCGACGGCTGGCCGATCGATCAAGGTTGATGGAATCGGCCGCCCAACGTCAGAAAATGCGACGAACCGAGTCCGATTGTCCTCGACATCCTGCTGAGCGTAACAATGTTGCGCGCATACGCAATGGGGTGGGGGGAGTTTGACGATTTTTGGGCGATCGACTGGACACCGACGGGCACCTGAAAAAAGCACATTTGCAGATTGATGTTTTGAAACGACCAATGTGATCCGCTTTACTTGCGATGAATACTTGCTTTACTTTGCGGTGCCGCAAGTAATCTCGAAGTATCGGAGATAGTCATGGCAACGCGCGGAGCGAAGCCAAAGCCGGTGAAACTTCGGCTTGTCGATGGCACGCACAACACCACGCGCCACGGAAAAGTGGCGGAATCTAGGGAAAAGGCGGAGGAAGCAGCAGCCTCCTTCGGAAAGCTCGAAAAGCCGACCTATCTCAAGTCGGCGGCAGCCCAGGCATGGAAGCGATATATCGAGCCCGCTGCGTGGCTCGATGCATCGCGCGAGCCGGCGGCCATCGCTTTCTGTGAGCTCTGGGCGGAATTCCGAACCTCGCCGATCCGCTTTCCCGCTTCGAAACACGGTCAGCTGCGCGCCTACATGAGCGAGCTCGGCTTGACCGACGAACGGAATCGGGCCGGCGATGCAGAAAAGCAGGAGCGGGACGAGTTCTTCGACGACTGACCGGGCGACCGCATATGCCAAGAGTGTCGTCGACGGGAAGACAGTAGCTGGACCTCACGTTAGGAATGCTTGCCGCCGGCATCTCGACGACCTCAAGAGGGGGAAAGCCAGGGGTCTCTACTATGACCGCGAGGCTGCGGCGAAGGCGATCCGCTTCTACGAAGAGCGGCTGAAACTCAGCGATGGGCAGTTTGAGGGGCGTCCGTTCAAACTGCATCCCAGCCAAGCCTTCAAGACTGGCTCGCTCGCCGGTTGGAAGCGAGCTGATGGGACGCGGAGATTTCGGCGCGCCTACATCGAAGAGGGCAAGGGCAACGGCAAATCGCCATGGGTTGCCGGCCTGGGGCTCATGGGCCTGACGGCTGATGGCGAAGCTGGTGCCGAGATTTATGCCGCGGCGTCCAAGAAGGACCAGGCGCAAGTCCTCTTCCGCGATGCCGTGAAGATGATGAAGCAATCGCCGGATCTTAAAAAACGGATCACGGCGAGCGGCGGCGAGGGAAAGGAGCACAATCTCGCCTATCTCGCGAAGGCGTCGTTCTTCCGTCCGATCAGCCGCGAGGCCGGCAAGACGGGATCAGGGCCGCGGCCGCATTTCGCGCTGTGCGACGAGGTCCATGAGATGGCCGACCGCAGCATCGCCGAGATGCTCGAGCGCGGTTTCAAATTTCGGCGGCAGCCACTGCTGGCAATGATCACCAACAGTGGATCGAACCGGAACAGCTTCTGCTGGGAACAGCATGAGCATGCGGTTCGGGTGGCGGCAGGGAATATCGAGGCGACCGACAACGACCCCAAATATGTGGGCGATCCGGTCGATGATACGACGTTCAGCTACGTGTGCTCGCTCGATCTCGGCGACGATCCGCTCAATGATCCGTCATGCTGGCCGAAGGCGAACCCGCTTCTCGGTGTGACCATCACGGAAGACTATCTCGCGGAGGTCGTGAAGCAGGCCAAGCAAATGCCTGGCGCGATGAACGGGATTCTTCGTCTTCATTTTTGCGTCTGGACCGACGCGGCGACGGCATGGATGTCGCTGCAAGTGCTCGAAAAGGCGATCGTCGAGTTCGATCCTGCCGAGCATCATGGTAAACGCGCCGGCCTTGGCGTTGATCTGTCGCAGACCAAGGATATCACAGCGCTGGGATGCGCCGTTCAATCTGGGGTCGTCGAATCTGGCCCGCATGCCGGTAAACCGATCGTTGATGCATGGGTGGAGGCCTGGACACCGGGCGACACCATCTCGGCCCGGGCTATCCGCGACAAGGCACCATATGAGACATGGGTGCGTCAGGGTTTCCTGCACGCACCGAATGGCGAGATCATCGCCTATCGCCATGTTGCCCAGGCCATTGCGGAATACGGCCACAATTTCAAAGTGATCGCCCTCGGCTACGACCGGTATGCGTTCCGAACGAGTTTGGAGCCGGAACTCAAAGACATCGGCCTGAGCATTACTCAGGTGGAGCATCCTCAGGGCGGCACGAAGAAGGGCAAGCCGACCGAGGAGATGATCCGGGAGGCCAAGGCCGTCGGCAAGGAAGCCGAAGGTCTGTGGATGCCGGCATCGGTCAAGCTGTTCGAAACGATGCTGCTCGAGGGTCGCCTCCGGCTGCGCATGAACCCGGTACTCATCTCTGCGATCATGTCCGCCGTCACGGATTCCGACCGCTGGGGCAATTACTGGCTCGCGAAAGAGCGCGCCGTGAACAAGATCGACGCTGCAATCGCCATCATCATGGCCGTGGCCGTGCTGCTCTCCGTGCCGCCCGAAACAGGCGGAAACTACCAAATGCTCATTTTCTAGGAGGGGTTCTATGAAGAACCGGGCCTATTCGCTGATCACCATCAAGGCGGTCAGCGAGGACGATCGTATCATCGAGGGACTGGCCAGCACGCCGAGCCCTGACAGGATGGGCGACGTCGTCAACCCGATGGGGGCCAAGTTCAGCCTCCCCCTACCCTTCCTTTGGCAGCACCAGCACGATCAGCCGATCGGTCATGTGATCGAGGCCAACCCGTCCGAGAAAGGCATCTCCTTCCGAGCACAGATCGCACAGACGGACGAGCCTGGCACGCTCAAGGATCTGCTCGATTTCGGCTGGCAGTCGATCAAGATGAAGCTGGTCGCTGCGGTTTCGATCGGTTTCCGCCCGCTGGAATATGCATTCCTCGACAACGGCGGCATCCGCTATGACGAATGGGAATGGTATGAGCTTAGCGCCGTCACCATCCCGGCGCAGGCAGAAGCCACCATCAACATGATCAAGTCCGTCGATACCGGCCTGCGCCATGCGGCCGGAATTCCGGACCCCGAATTTCCCTCGCGCCCACGCCTTGTGGGCGTGAACGCCCCCGAAATTCTGCTTCCCCCCGCGCCTGCCGCGTCTGGCAAGTCCGCGCGCGTGGTGTTGCTGAATGCCCCCGCCCGCGATCGGGCGAAACCTTTCGTCATTCGCTCGATCAAGAGGAACACCTGATGAATATCGCGGAACAGATCGCGGCCTACGAGGCCAAGCGGGCGGCCAATGCCGCGCGCATGAAGGAGATCATGGAGGAATCCGGCAACGCCGGTTCCACGCTCGACGCCTCGCAGCAGGAGGAGTTCGATGGTCTCAGCCAGGACAACGAGGCGATCGACGGCCACCTCAAGCGGCTGCGCGCCGTCGAGAAGCTCAACATCGAAGGCGCCAAGCCGGTGAAGGACATCAAGTCCGTCGAGGAGGGCGCCGCGGCGCGCTCCGGCATCATCGTCGTCCCGAAGAAGCTGCCGCCGGGCATCCAGTTCGCCCGCGTGGCCAAGTGCTTCGCTCTCGCCAAGGGATCGCTCGGGGATGCGCTGCGCATGGCCGAGAGCCGATACTCGGACGACGGAGCCGTCATCAACGTCATGAAGGCGGCCGTCGCGGCCGGCTCGACCGCGAGCGGCAACTGGGCGGCCAATCTGGTTGGTGACGAGACGTCGGTCTATGCCGACTTCGTCGCTTATCTCCGCCCGGCGACCATTCTGGGCAAGTTCGGCTCCGGCTCCGTGCCCTCGCTTCGCCGTGTTCCCTTCCGTGTCCCCCTGATCAGCCAGACTGGCGGTGGCGCGGGCTACTGGGTGGGCGAGGGCAAGGCGAAGCCGCTCACGGCCTTCGACTTCGGCCGCACCACGATCGAGCCGCTCAAGGTGGCCAATATCGCGGTCCTGACGATGGAAGTGCTGCGCGACTCCAGCCCGAGCGCGGAGGCGATCGTCCGTGACGCCCTCCGTGATGCCCTGGTCGAGCGTCTCGACACCGACTTCATCAACCCGGCGAAGGCCGCCGCGGCAGGTGTCTCCCCGGCGTCGATCACGAATGGTGCGGCTAACGTCGCGTCGACCGGGACCGACGCGGATGCCGTCCGCCTCGACGTCCGGGCCGTGTTCCAGAAGTTCATCGACGCGAACAATGCTCCGTCGTCGGGCGTCTGGATCATGTCGGCGGCGAACGCGCTTGCGCTTTCGCTGATGGTCAACGCGCTCGGCCAGCCGGAATTCCCCGGCATAACGATGATGGGCGGTACGTTCTTCGGCCTGCCCGTGATCGTGTCGGAGTATGCGGGATCGATCGTTGCCTTGGTGAACGCTTCGGACATCTACGAAGCCGACGATGGCGAGATCGCCATCGATATGAGCACCGAGGCGTCCCTCGAAATGTCGGATGCGCCGGCGAACAACTCGACGACGCCGACCGCCGCTCAGCTCGTCTCGATGTTCCAGACGAACAGCGTGGCCATCCGTGCGGAGCGCACCGTGAACTGGGCGCGTCGCCGCACCTCGGCGGTCGCTTATCTGACCGGCGTCAACTGGGGTGGCGCTGTCCCCGCCTCCTAATATCCTCTCCAACTCGGCGGGCGGCTTCGGTCGCCCGCCATCTTCTCGGGAGTAGCCAATGCTCGTCGCAACCAAATCCTTCACCTATGCGACCCGCAGGCTCCTGCCGGGTGACGAATTTGAGGTGAAGCAAGCCATCCATGGGCGCCTGCTGAAGGCGGCGAAGAAGGCACGTGATGCCGATCCGCGCACTCCTGGAAAGCTCCCCGCACCGCCGGCGTCCCTGATCAAGCAGGTCGATGAGACGGCGGCGCTTCGCGCGGAGTACGAGAAGAAATTCGGCAAGCGCCCCTTCATGGGATGGGACGCCGAAGCGCTGAAAGCCAAATTGGCCGAGGCCTGATGCCCTACAAATTCCAGATCGACCCGCACAAGGAAAGCGGGCGGGACACGATCTGCCAGACGCTTCGCTACATCCATCGGAGATTCATGGCGGCTGGAGACGTCGAGGGCGCCGAATTGGCCGCCCGGGCCTTCAGTTACGCCAAGCAGATGAACCAGCGGCTCGTCTATTATCGCGACACCTATGAGCCTCACAGGGTCGGGCCTCAGATCCCCGACGGGGGTGCCTGATGTTGACCGTGATGACCTGGCTATGGACGCAGCCAGGCGGCCGCACGGATTACACGGCGGGGATGGTGAACACTTGGGCGGCAATGGTGCGGCGGCATCTGATCCTGCCGCATCGAATTGCATGCGTGACCGATATTCCGGACGGAATTGATCCGTCGATCGCGATTATCGCCCCGCCCCGCGATTTCGAGGATGTCCGCATCCCGACATGGGGCAGCGAGAAGCCACAATGTCTCCGCCGTGTCGCGATGTTCGCGCCGGATGCCGCAGCGCGGTTCGGTGACCGCTTCGTTTCGATGGATATGGACTGCGTCATCGCCGGCTCGCTCGATCCGCTTTTCGAGCGCCGCGAGGATATCGTCCTCTACCAGAGCCCGCCAGGCTCGCTTTGGGACGGCCGCCCCTACAACGGCTCGATGCTGATGATGACGGCCGGCGCTCGTCCGAAGGTGTTCAACACGTTCAGCGAGCGCGGCGCGATCGAGGCGGGCAAGCGCTTTCGTGGATCCGATCAGGCTTGGATCAGCCATGTGCTCGGCGCCGGCGAGGCCGTCTGGAATGAGGCTGATGGTGTGGTCTGGTGGGGTCGGTGGCACCCGACTCAGAATCCGCGCCTGTGCTTCTTCCCGGGCTATCCGAAGCCATGGGATCTGCTCGATGACAATGATTGGGTCGCCCAGCATTATCGCGGCGATCGCAAGGGGCGATGCCTCGTCCTGGGCTATGCTCCGTCGGTCTGGATGGAAGCTGAGCGCGCATTGCAGTCGGGCCGGTTTGACGCCGTCATCGCGTCGCCAGAGGCTGCCGAACATTGGCCGGATAGACAGATCATGATCGCCCGCGACGATGCTCATGCGGACAAGCTGTCCAAGGGCTTCGCCGAAGTGATCTGGTGCGGAAGGACGATGGCAGCATGAATGGATTGCTCATCGTCGTCCTCCTGCTGTTGCTCGCTGGATCCGGTCTGATCCTTGCGGGCGTGTTTCTGTTGGTCGGTGCGGCATGGGCCATGATCGGCGGCGGCATCGCCTCGATCGCCCTGGCCTATATCCTTCGAGGAGGGCTGGTGCTGAATGGCTAGCTTCCTCACGCGGGTGCGCCAGGCGATCGCGCCCAGGGAAAAGGCGCTCAGCCCGGTTGGCAGCAATCAGGGTGGATGGTGGCCGATCATCCGCGAGAGCTTCGCTGGGGCTTGGCAGCAAAATGTCGAGATCAACAACGATCTCGTCCTGAGCTTCCACGCCGTCTATGCATGTCTGACACTGATCGCGTCTGATATCGCGAAGCTGCGCGTCAAACTCGTGGTCCTCGCGGACGGCATCTGGACCGAGGCGACCAACCCGGCCTATTCGCCTGTGCTGCGGAAGCCGAATTCCTATCAGACCCGGATCCAGTTCTGGGAATGCTGGGTGCTCAGCAAGCTGACCCGCGGCAACACTTACGTGCTGAAGGTTCGGGATTACCGTAACGTCGTCGTCGGTCTGCATGTGCTGAACCCGACGCTTGTCCTGCCGTTGGTCGCCGACAATGGGGACGTCTACTATCAGCTTTCGACGGATAATCTGGTCGGGCTGACCTCCACGGTGACGGTGCCGGCTTCCGAGATTATCCATGACCGGTGGAATTGCTTGTTCCATCCGCTCGTTGGCGTCTCGCCGATCTTCGCATGCGGACTTGCGGCAACCCAGGGTCTCAAGATCCAGAACAACTCGGCGACGTTCTTCGCCAATGGATCGCGCCCGAGCGGCGTGCTGACGGCACCCGGTCATATCGGCGATGACACCGCAGATAGGTTAAAAACCAGCTGGGAACAGAAGTTCGGGGGCGCCAATCAGGGCAAGGTCGCGGTTCTTGGCGATGGACTTCACTACGAGCAGATGTCGATGACGGCGACGGATGCGCAGCTGATCGAGCAGCTGAAGTGGTCGGCCGAGACAGTCTGCTCCACATTCCATGTGCCGCCATACAAGCTTGGTCTCGGCTCGATGCCGACCAACAACAATGTTCAGTCGCTGAATCTCGAATATTACACCCAGTGCCTTCAGGTCATCATTGAGGCGGCCGAACTATGCCTCGACGAGGGACTTGGCATCGGCGAAGCATACAGCATCGGCACCGAGTTTGATCTCGATGGCTTGCTGCGCATGGACAGCACGACGCAGGTGTCGGTTCTGAAGGAAGCGGTCGGCGCTGGTCTGATGAAGCCGGACGAGGGCCGCGCGAAGCTCGGTCTGGGCAAGGTGGCGGGAGGGGATACCCCCTACCTGCAGCAGCAGAATTATAGCCTCGCCGCGCTCGCCAAGCGCGACGCGCAGGACAATCCATTCTCAACTTCGCAACCCGACGCGCAACCGGCGCCGGCGGCTGACGATGCGGCGAATGACAATGCGGCGGCAGAGGCCGCCGCCCGCGAGGCGATCGCCGCGATCCGAAAGGGACTGGCCTGATGTTCGACGGCAAGGCTTTCGGCGAAGAGATGGTCGGTATCGTCAAGGGATATGTCGATCGCGCAACCGCTCCTTTGCTGAAGCGCATCGAGGAGCTCGAGGCTCGGCAGTCGGAGCGCGGCGAGAAAGGCGAGGATGGTGAGCCCGGTCTGAAGGGTGAGGACGGCCGTGACGGCAAGGATGGGATCGGTCTCGCCGGCGCCATGATCGATCGCGACGGCGTCCTGATCATCACGCTTAGCGACGGTACGGCTCGCGAGCTCGGTGTTGTGGTCGGCAAGGATGGTGCCGATGGGAAAGATGGCCGCGACGGAATCGATGGGAAAGATGGCGCTGACGGCAAGGATGGTGATCCTGGCGCGCCGGGCCTCGATGGATCCAATGGGGCGGACGG